TACCGTATCGTCTTCGAGAATTTATTAAAACGCATAAAATTGATGTTATAGTTAATACATGTGGATATACAGGTTACCCTAACGTAGATGCATGCGAAGATAATAAAGCTTCGTGTACGTTATATAACATTACAGTGCCGCTAGTAATTGAAGAAGAGTGTAAAGCTGCAAATGCTAAATTTATTAACGTGAGTTCTGGTTGTATATATACCGGTTACGATAAAGATTATGTAGAAGACGACGAACCTAATTTTGGTATATATAATCCCGATTCTAGTTTTTATAGTAAGACAAAGCATTTAAGCGAGATGTTTTTAGATAAAGACTTTACTAATATTATTCGTATTAGAATGCCAGTTACAGGTAAGATGGACCATAAGAATCTTCTTTCTAAACTTAAGAAATACAATAACATTATTAACTTTAAAAATAGTAAAACTGATGTAGGAAGATTATGTGAGTTTGTTGAGGTAGTTGCAGAGAATTTTAAACCAGGTATTTATAATGCAGTACATAGTAATACTTTATCAACAAAAGAAGTTACAGATATTATGACTGAATACGGTTTGCAAAACGATAAATGGGAATTTGTACCGTATGAAGATTTACCAATCAAAGCTAATAGAAGTAATTGTGTATTAGATAATAGTAAAGCTAAGAGAGACTTTGATTTTGATTTTGGAGATGAAGAATATTATATTAGACTTAATTGCGCTATTTTACAAAAATCAGAATTATGGCAAGAAAAGGTATAATTTTAGCTGGTGGTAACGGTACAAGATTGTACCCGCTAACATATAGTATCTCAAAACAAGTTTTACCAGTTTACGATAAACCGCTATTACTATATCCCATACAGACGGTGTTGGATGCTGGTGTGGATGAAATTATCTTTATTATCAAACCAGATCAGTATTATAATTTTAAAAAATTAATTAAGAAGCTAGACTTACCAGTAAAAAAGAATATTGTAATGCAAGAAGACCCTAATGGTTTAGCGCAAGCATTTATTTTAGCAGAAGAATATATTAAGGGACATTCAGTTGTATTAGCTTTAGGGGATAATATTTTTTATAGCGATACATTAAACGAAGATCTTGCAAATATCTTACCAGATGAAAATATTATATTTGGTTATGAAGTTAATAACCCGAATGCATATGGAGTTGCTGCTTTTGATGATGATGGGGTATTAATTGATGTTATTGAAAAACCCGTTGATGCACCAAGTAATTACGCTATACCCGGCTTATACTTCTTCGATGATACAGTCATCGATAAAGCAAAGAATTGTAAGAAAAGCAATCGCGGTGAATACGAAATCGTCGATGTAATTAAGCAGTATATAGCAGAGAAAAATATTAGCATTTATAAATTGGATAAAGGAGCTGCGTGGTTTGATTGCGGTACAATTGACGATTTATTAGATGCTGGTAATTTTGTAAAAGCTATACAAACGAGAACAAATAATAAAATTGGTTATGAAGCAAAGTAATGATGGAAGAAATATTTTAGTAACCGGCGGTTACGGATTTATAGGAGGTAATTTTATCCGATTTATTAGAGATAATTTCCCGCAGCATCGTATAGTGTGTCTAGATAAAAACGGGTACGCGTCAAATAAAAAATATGTAGCTGGTTTATGTGATAAAGAATATACATTTAATTTAGTAGATAAAAAGAAGCTAGATATGCTTTTTGAGACAGAAGATAAATTTGACTATATATTCCACTTCGCTGCAGAGTCTCACGTCGATAATAGTATTAAAGATCCGTCTATTTTTATACAATCTAATGTAGTGGGTACGCAGAATTTACTCGAGTGTTTCCGTAATGCAAAATACGGTAAGATGGTACATATTTCAACTGATGAGGTTTACGGACATTTAGGGTTTAATGACCCCTCATTTACTGAGTCGACTCCGATTGACCCTCGTTCTCCATATGCTGCTAGTAAGGCATCAAGCGATCTCTTATGTAACGCGTACATTAATACATTTAATTGCAATATTAGTATTACTCGATGCTGCAATAATTACGGTCCTAATCAGCATAGTGAAAAATTCATACCGACCATTATAAAATCACTTAGTAAAAATAAGAAAGTACCAATTTACGGTGAAGGTTTAAATATCCGCGAGTGGATACACGTGTATGATCATAATTTAGCTGTTTGGGCAGTCGCGACAAAAGGCAAAAATGAAGTATATAACATCGGGTCTGGATTAGAATTTACAAATATCGAATTAGTTGATAAAATCTGCAAGATAATGAATAAGGATTTAGATAAAAGTGCGGTATTCGTTGAAGATCGGTTAGGTCATGATTTCCGGTATAGTATAGATAGCAGTAAGATTCAAGAAGAACTATTTTTTGAACCTTTATATACTGATTTTGACAGTCAATTAGAACAACTAGTTAAAGAATATGGATATGAAGCTTAAACAAGGAGATGTATATGCTATTCATCATGGTGATTATGCTGGTCAGATGATCGTATATATTATGCGAGATAAAAAGGAACAACGATATAATTTTCTTGCACTACCAGACATGAAGACATTAAAAATTAAACAGGAAGATTTTGATGCTGGTATTAAGACAGATCTTGTAAAGTTTGTTGAGAAAGTACCTAAACATGTCATAAAAGTCATATTAGCTCAATATAAGAAAAATGAACATACTAACGATTGATGGAAATAATCTCGTACATAGAGTTTACTATGTAGCTAAAAACCTACCATATAGGACAGAATATTTACATGTTTATATGTTTTTAAATAGTGTAAAGAGCTATATTGAGATGTATAGACCTGATAAGGTATACTGTGTTTGGGATGAGAAGCTTGATTATAAACCTAATAAACGATTAGAAATTTTACCAGAATATAAAGGTACTAGAGATAAAGAAAAAGGTAGAGAAGTTCATACTAAAAATAATTTAATTAAGGAATTACTGCAGTCGATGGGTATACCTTCTATTTTCCCGAGAGAATATGAAGCAGATGACGTTATTGCTATTATTAATAAGGAAATTGACCATGATCGGCATACAATAATAACGGTAGATAGGGATTTATGCCAATTAATTGATGAAAAGACAGTTGTATACGATGCAATTCGTAAGCTCGAGCTTAATTTAAATAATTTTGAAGAAAAGCTAAAATATAGTAAGGAGCAGTTTGTTAAAATAAAGGCAATAACAGGTGATAAGAGTGATAATATACCGGGTATTAAGGGTTTCGGCAAGAAGAAGATTGAGAAGTACTTTAACGGTGATGTAGATTTTAATGATGATGAACGTAAGTTATTTGAGACTAATTTACAGCTTGTATCTCTTATAGATAGCGGAGAGGAATCTGAATATGTAAAATCTCAGCTTGATAACTGCTCTTTCAAGACTGACTGGACATTTTTTATGCAGAAAGTTGAAGAACTTAAATTTAATAATATTATTAAAAGTGAATCTACATGGTACGCGACTTTTTTCCAGACTAATAGATTATTAGAACTACTATCTTAAATAATTATATGAATCCTAACGACTTTGTTAACCCAACTCAAATTAGATCACCGTATACCGGTGAGACATCACGCCCTACTTTTAACTCTTATGATAAGGAAGGTAAAACTTACGAGCAAGCAGTTTTCTCTGACCCTGTAACTGGTCATATTATCAAAAAAGGTTTAGTATCAATTAAAGATACGGAAACAGGTGAAGTAATTGCTGATTATAATGGTGTGGTAGGTAAGAGTGTTACAACTCAAAGTAGGGGTTAATATTAATTGATTACCGCTATTAATATACTATAATTTAGTATATGATAGTCGTCCCAGAACAGTATACTATACAAGTATTATACGAGAATATCTATAAGATATCTTATAATAAGTATAGCCATTCGTATAATGGTTGCTGCCCTATATGCAAAGAAGGTGACTCCTGGGGCAAGAAGAAGCGATTCTACTATATACCTAAGAAGGACCTGGCATACTGCCATAATTGCGGGTACAGTAAGAAGACTTTAAGTTTTCTTTTAGACGTTACGCACAAACCTTTACATTTTATTATTAATGAGATAAAGGAATTTGATGTCGAGATACAAATGCCTCGCAAAGAGGTTAAAGAAGAGAAGAAGCTAATAGATAAGAGTTTACCAGAAGATTGTATTAACTTATCTGATCCTAGTCAAGTAGAATACTATAAAGATAATGCAGCAGTTATAGCAGCCTTAAACTTAATTAAAACGCGTAAACTAGATAAAGGTATTAATAAACCGAAAACGTTTTACATTTCATTAAAAGACCCAGTACATAAAAATAGACTAATCTTACCTTTCTATGATGATAATGGAGATATTATATTCTATCAATCTCGAGGGTTAATGAAAAAAGATTTATACGATCGTCCGAAATATCTTAGTAAAGTAGGCGCTGAAAGAAGTTTATATGGTATGCAAAATATTAATCCCGACTTAGATTATGTTTTTATCTTTGAGGGTCCGATTGATAGCTATTTCGTAGAAAATGGTTTAGCCACCTGCGGTATTACAGAGAGAAGCGATAAGATGTTTACTATATTACAGAAGCAGCAAATTAATAAGCTTAATTTATATGAGAAGATTTACGTACTAGATAATCAACGCTGTGATAAAGCTGCATTGTTGAAGAGTATATCTCTAGCAGATAGCGGGGAGAAGGTTTTTATATGGCCGAAAGAGTTAAAGCAGTTTAAAGACTTTAATGATATATGTGTAATCGGTAATAAAGACAAAATAAGACCCGAATTCATATTAAAAAATACTCATTCAGGTCTTAAAGCTAAACTATTATTAACTGAGATTAAAAATAATTAGTTATAGTAATCTGTTTTATCTCGAAACCCGTACTCATCACGTATAACACCTAAAAACGAACCAAAATTATCCTTCGTTAAGCCTTTTACGAGAAACTCGAGCTCTTTATCGCCAATTGCCTCGGCAAAATTAGTAGCCGCGTCAATAAAATTGTCAAATTCGCCGATTGTTTCTGTTTTAGCAGGTACTAAATCATCATCTAATCTACCACTTTCTGGGTCTAATTCATTTTCAGCCAGAATTTTAGTTTTAGTATAAGCTTCAAAAATTAAGTTTTGGTCTTTATTCATATTATTATTTAGTTAAATTTATATTTAGGATCGTTAGCTCCTGCTAAGTAACCTTTAAGAATTTCACTGAGTGATGAGACTTCCATTGCTACTCTAGCAATTTTTTTAGTTTCAGCATTTGAGATACTATCGAAAATTGTATCTGGCTCTGCAGAGTTAAGAGATGTTTGGATACTGTCAGATGTACCGTTAAGGTAGCTTGAGAATTCATCCATCTTCTGAATCCAACTATTTAATTCGTCATACATTTTTCTTTGTTGATCGTTAATTGACGATGTAACATCAGCAGGTGCATCAGCTCCAAGCTCATCAGCAGTTACATCTTGTAATTCAGCATCAAGAGCCTGAGCATCTGAAAGCTCTTCATCTTGTTCTAAAATTTTATTAAATCTCTTTAAATACGTACTCATATTTATATTTATGTAAAATAGTATAAATATATACATGAGACGAGCAATTTTTGAGGATAGTGAAATTCCAGACGTTCAAAGACAAGTCGCTGGTATAGGTACATCAGCTGTTGACGCAGGGGGGATGAGATTAGATAGCTTATTGCAGCATAAGAATGAAGATATGAAGCCTCAAGCTGGTAATAAATTATACCCTATAAACAATATAGATGAAGCTATTTCAGATGCTTTTATTAATATTTCAAATGCACAGAGACTTTTAGATATAGCTAATCAAAATCCAACGCTAAAATCTAGTAAAAAATTGATTGTAAAATTAGAGAATAATCTCAAGCAAGTAGCTCATTTATTAGTTGACTTTGATGAAACATTGTCTATAATAAAGGGTGATGAGAAGTAGCTTTGCAAAATTTTTATATTCTATTATACTAACTGCTAGTATAAGCACGCTGATAGGACTGATATTCAGAAATAACTTTTGGTACGTGTTTACTTTAACTACCATTTTGCAGGTTACAGGGTTTTTAGTATTAAATCAAATTTATACTAATAGATTGAAGCAGTCACTTGAGGTAATAAAAGCAGATCAATTAAGAGAGCAAAATCGAAATTATGTAAACGTCGTATGTCCTTGCAATCAAAAAAATATACAGTTTGTTGATATACGATTTGATACTAAACCTCTTTATGTATGCGATAAATGCGATAAGCAGGTAAGTTGCGAACCATCGGTCAAAACATTTACAGTGACATCACCAGTATATTTTGGAAAAGATAATGAAGAGCACTGAAGATATAACAACTGAGGTACCTAGTACATCTCTGCAACCTAAGGTAACTACTAAGGATGTTACTTTACAATCCATTAATGACATCCTTTTAGATACATTTTCTTACGAGAATGTCGATAACTTTAAAGCTGGTCAAGCAAGACAAGGCCAACGAGCATCTACTTCTATTACTGTGTTAAAGGATTTATTATATAAGGAAATAGAAGATTTACATCTAACACGAGGTACAGAAAATACTGAAAGAGCAATTAACAGCATGACGAGAAAAACTTTAATGCATCAAGTTGACAGTATTATAAGTATTCTTGAAATGTCGACAAACAAGACTGCTGATAATAGATATTATATGCTAGGTATACTCATAAAAGCTCTATATCAGAAATAGGAACATAGATATAATTATAGTATGACAGAACAAAAAGACTTATCATTAATGTCCGTAGATGAATTAGAGCGGGAAAATCTAGATTTTCTCTCCAGGCTTACTTGCCTTATATACGGAGTAAATGTTGCAGCTGATGCAGCGGAGAAGATGGGGATAGATACTACACGTAGCAGTGAGTGGATTAAACCTATCTTTTTTCAAAAGTATGTAGAAGAGAGACATAAGGATATGAAATATAATATTAGTAAAGCTCTTAGAGGTTGCGACGATGAAGTTTATTCCTGGTAATTCATTCACTAATAGAACGACAAAGTTTGGTCGCTACTTTAAACGAGGTAACACATATGTTATAAAGAACATATCACCTAAGGACGGTAAATTTACATATATCTTTACCAGCTCTGATGGAGATAAAGAAATTATATTTAATACAGTTAAAGAAGCGGATGCCTTTTTAAGTAATTTCTAGTAATAATCACCGTATACATCGGTATCATTAACTCTCATATCGAAAACCTCGTCTATACTAGTCTGGTCAGCGCTATACTCATCATATCCATCTTTCTTAGGTTCAGTTTCCGTATTAGCACCTCCAGATAATCTACCAGCAAACGCATCTTCGTATATCTGCTGATTACCAGATATACCTTCACTGAGAGAGTTGAAAGGTATACCAGGTTCGAAGCTATAATCGTAACGCTTAGCTTTAATCAGGAATACATAGTGCCCGGCAAGGTTATTAATCTGCGCGATATCTTCATCTAGCTTCTCCGTAACCTCAAAATATTTAGGTTGTCTATCTGCAGGTCTATCATCGCCGAATTCTGATAACTGGAATATATCACCAGCTTTAGGTTCAACTATAGAATATTGAGTATCGTATACCGATGAGAGTGTTTCAAATTTTGCCTGGAATGAAGAGATATGTATATAGGCTGTTATTTCATCATCACTTAGGAAGCCGTATTTACTTAACGTTATTGCGTTATCGTTCAGATTAACAGCCATTATTAGATCTCTAGGCGGGGCAAATGTTTTTGTTGGTTGCTCACCGTATATATTATCTGCGGAAAGAACATTGAATGTATTAACAAAGTATTCAATCTTTACACCATATTGATTTATAAGCTCTCTCCACCAATTACTAAATAGTACGCGTTCAGATTGCTGTACACTCTTATCTGTAAATCTCCAGCATGCTTCATCATCCTGTACAACGCCGGGGTAGCAGTTATTATCATAGTCTATACTCATTTTTGTAACATGAATGTTTGAGTCTGTGGATTGTAAGATAAAACAATACCTGTACGTCCAAGTGTTTGAGATTTATCTTTATGGGGTACTATACTAAATGTTTTTGTTATATACTGTAAGTCAGCTGGTGTACATGCACAAGACCCTTTATTATTCTTTAAATTTTCTATTTTCTGATTCTTAGATGCATCTGTTTTAACATAATCAGGTACCAGATTTACATGTTTACGTCTATATGTTGAATGAGTATCAGTGAACCCAGTACCTCTATGTCTGTGATTAACGCCAGGTTGTGTGCCACTATATTTGCTCTCAAAAAACTTTTTAAACGGTAACATATTTATATTTATGCAAAAAAAAGCTGCAACCAATAAAGTTGCAGCTTTTTTAAATTATATTAATCTATTAAGCAAATAATGAACCGCCAGTAGAACCAGTCTTTGTACCGCCTACTTTATTGTTCTTCGATGTAAGTTTACCTTTACCGTCAGCAAGTGGCTTACCCTTACCATCTACGGTTGATTTAACTTGACCTTGTGCTTTACCACCAGAAGCTTTAACAGATCCAACTTTATTCTGCTTTGATGTAAGCTTATGACCAGCTGAGCTTGGAACTTCTTTCATTTCAGTAGCTTCATCAACTGTCTCATCTTCATCTTCATCTTCGTCTTCTTCAGCTTCTTCAAAAGAATTAAATCCTTCTTCGCCTTCGTAATCTTCTTCACCGGCATCGTCATCGTCATCTTCAACTTCTTCTTCTCCGAGTTGAGATTGGATTAGGTCACATAATTGCTGTGCCATATCACGGTCAAGAGTTAATGTAATCTCGTCAGTCTCTTCAGCGTCTGCGCCAGTTTCATCAGCGTCAATACCGAGAGCGTCAAGCTCTTCAATAGATTCGTCACCCATTACATCTTCAAATAATTTATCAAAAACAGATTTCATATTAATATTTATACCTTCTCTATACGTTTTTTCAACTTTTTCATCAAACTTTTCTGAACTATATTTTTCTGGCTCGTATAAATTCTCTTTATCGCCTTTTTTCTTTTTAGGGTCTATAGGCGCATGCATGCCTTCAATCTCATAAACCGGATCTGTAGTACCCTCACCACCAGCATGCTGTATTTTTTTTGCTTCTTTTGAATCAAGTTCAACGGCACCTGGACCAGGCTTGGTGTTCATTTTTTTGTCTCCACCTTCGATAGGTCTAGTAGTTTTACCTTCTTTTATGATCGAGTCAGCGTATACGTTCCATATCTCGGTTAGATTATTCTTTTTTGACATATAAATATTTATAGCATTATGGTTAAAAATAAACAGAATTATATGAATAATCCTAATCTACCAGCGGTAGGCGCGGAATTTGAGTATACTCCAGATCAAATCAAGCAATTAACAAAGGCAAAAAAGAACCTTTTATACTTTGCTGAAAACTTCTTTCATATTATTTCGTTAGATGATGGTAAACAGAAGATTAAGCTACATTTACCTCAAAAACGCGCTCTACGTAAGATGCGCGATAATAGATTCTTTATTTTATTAGCATCGAGACAGATTGGTAAGACAACAATGATGACGATTTACGCTCTATGGATTGCTTGCTTTAGTAATGATCAACGTATCTTAGTTGTAGCTAATAAAGAAGGTACAGCTATTGAGATCATGCAACGAATACGAATGGCCTACGAAGAATTACCAAACTGGCTAAAGCCAGGCGTTAAAGAGTATGGTAAAACGTCAGTAACTTTAGCCAATGGTACTAAGATAGGTATATCCACAACAACTGGTACTGCAGCTCGTGGTCAATCAGTTAACTGCGTTGATGGTAGTACAGTTGTAACTTTAAGAGACAAAGAGACACAAACAGTATTCGATGTGAATATGAAAGATCTTGCAGATATGCTAGAAGGTAATGGTGAAATACCAACGGTTATCGATTTTAATAAGTAAACGCGTACTCATCGAAAATGAACCGTTAAGTATAAATATTAATATGAATCGAAACGATCCAGATATTAATAGAAAATATAACTATCTATATAAAATTACAAATATGATAAATGGTATGGAGTATATTGGTGTACATAGAACTGATAATATAGACGATGGTTATATGGGATCGGGTAAATTGGTAAAGAGGTCTATTGCAAAGCACGGTAAAGAAAATTTTACTAAAGAAATATTAGAACACTTCTCAACATATAGAGAAGCTTTAACAAAGGAAAAGGAGATCGTTACACTGGAGTACGCGAATAGAGACGATACGTATAATCTAAGAGAAGGTGGTTATGGTAAGTGCGAATGGTCAGATGAATGGAAAAAGGAGTTTTCTGAGTATAAGAAAGCTCAATGGGCTGATGCTGATTGGCGAAAGGGAATGATTGACAAGATATATACAAATGAACGTGCTGAAAAAATATCACATGCATTAAAAGGAAAATCTAGAGAAAATCCACAAAATAGAGATCCAGAAAAAATTCGTAAAACAGCTGAAACGCATAGAGGTATGGAGAGATCTGAGCAAGCAAAACTCAATATGTCTAATGCAGCTAAAAATGCATCAGAAGAGGTGAAGCTAAAACGAAGTGGTAAAGGGATGATATACATCCACAATCAAGTGACAGGAGAAGTAAAGAGGGTTAAAAAAGGTACTATCATCGAAGGGTGGTTACCTGGTAGTGGTTCTAAAAAAAGTGATAAATACAAAGGTATGAACAAAGGTACATATTTTGGGTATAATGAAGATACTCTTAAAATAAAAAGGTTCCAAAAAGATGATGAACTACCTACTGGTTGGAAGAAAGGCCGGCCTAGTAAAAAATAATTATGGCAGATTTATATAAACACAAAACATTTAAAAATACAAATTTCGAAGTATTAACTGATGATGGATTTAAAGACTTTAAAGGTATCATAGTCGGTGATAATAAAGACAAACTAAAATTAACATTTAAAAGTGGTAAATTTGTTACATGTACATCAAAGCATAAGATTACATTATGCTCAAACGGTACATATAAATACGCTAGCGAATTGAATGTCGGTGATATTATATACGGGGACGAGGAGGTTACTAGTATTGATGCAATTCAAAACGATGATAAGGTGTATGAATTATTACATGTAGCTGATAATCATAGATACTATGCAAATGGTATCCTATCTAATCAATGCCTTATATTAGACGAGCTCGCCTTTATTGAACCGCATTTGGTTGAGGAGTTTTGGAAGTCAGTTTACCCAATTGTATCATCTTCGAAAAAATCAAAGATCTTTATTGCATCTACAGCTAATGGTACTGGTAATCTATTTTATAAATTATATACAGGAGCAGAAAGCGGTGAAACTAACTGGGCATGTGATAAAATTCTATGGAATGAAATTCCAGGCCGCGATGAACGATGGAAAGAAGATACGATTAATTCTATTGGCTCTATAGAAGCGTTCAATCAGGAGTTTAACTGTGAGTTTCTCGATTCCGGTGAAAGTTCATTAAATGAAGAACTCTTTGCAAGGCTGATGCAGAGAACACAGGAACCTAAATTTGTATTTGATGAAGGTAAGTATCTACTATGGGATGAGCCTTCTAGCGATGGTATATATATTGTTAGCGTCGATACCTCGGAAGGAGTAGGAGCTGACTATTCTGTAGTACATGTCTTTGATTATCGTGATCTTACTAATATCAAACAAGTCGCTACATATTGCGATAATACTATATCTCCATATAATTTTACAGAAAAGGTATATGAGATCCTACAACACTGGGGTAATCCTCTAGCGTGTATAGAAAGAAACAACTGCGGTGCGCAGGTAGTTGATAATTTGAGTCGCCATCATGGATATGAAAATATAGTATGCTGGGGAGCATCTGCTGCCGGTAGAGCTAAAAGTCAGCTAGGTATTATTGCTCATACTAATACTAAACATAAGGGCGTTACTAACATGAGATACTGGATCAATGAATTAGAAAGTGTGGAAATACGCGACGCTAATCTAGTAAAGGAGTTAAGAGACTTTATCAGGTACCCAAACGGTACATGGGCCGCTAAAAGAGGCGCTGGTAATCATGACGATAGGGTGATGTCAATGATATGGAATCTAATTATACTAGAAGATGAAGTAGTTAAAAAATACTTCGAGATAGTTCAACTCGATAAAAATAAAAAACCATTACAGATCAAGCAATTTGACTTTGGGATTAAATATTTTATGAACCCAACATCTATTTATAGTAATGAAAAGACGGAAGATAGTTTCGATAACACACCGCCGATTTTAATTGGCAACGCAATGAATCAATCATCTGACATGGATCAATTAATGGATATGGGCTTTAAACCTTTACAATAACAATATGTCACTAAATCAATCACAGTTTAATAAGAGTCGCTTAGATAAATTTCTAATGGTAATTAACCTACCAGACCCTTTAAAAGGTATTAATACAACAGACTTGAGCGTACATACCGATAATAAGATAAATGAGAATTCTCTACAGTTCTCAGTTTACGGTGCAGTAATTCCAAATATAACGGTACCTGAAATTACTGAACAATACGCCGGTCAATCCTTTAAAATCTCTAGCCATACTAGACCTCCTTATGAAAACGTATCAGTGAACTTTACTGTAGATAGCAGATTTAACAATTATTGGGTTCTTTATAAATGGTTGGATTTACTGAATAATGATAAACAGTCAGTTTTCGATTCTGACGATCTGTCTAAAACACCAGCTATAGCTACATCTAATAGAAACAAAGTTAAGTCACCAAACCCTGCATCATTATATCAAGCTGATATAACATTATATGCCAAGGATGAATATGATAAAAATGTAGTAAAATTTGTATATACTAACGCATTTCCTGTTAATCTTGGAGGTATTAACTTCAATTATAGAACCGAAGGTGAGATTGAAACAACATTTGAATTTGCGTTCTCCCAGTTATTAGTTGAATTACTGTAATTTTTAGATCGAAATGCCATAAATAATATTATGGGACGTACAATTCAATCTCCAGGTGTAGAAATAAAAGAAGTCGATTTAAGCTTAAGACCTGCTATAGCAACAGGTACAACCGTGTTAGCAGCAGGTTTTACAGATAGAGGGCCAACAGATGAAGTTATTCAAGTGACAAGCTTGAGCGAATTCGAGCAAATTTACGGGGCTCCAACTACCCCAGCTGAAAGATATTTCTATCATTCCGTTAGACCGCTGTTTAATTCACCGGCGAATATTTTAACATATCGACTACCTTATGGTAGTGATACAGGTGCTGGTTTCGGTAATAGTTACGGCGCACTAGTGTATCCATGTAGTGCGGTTGCTTTATCAGGTTCCGGTGTTTATTCAAGCACCTTTTCACAGGTAATAGATGAAAGCGGTGAAAGTGTACCTACAAACTATATTTTAGGTAAACCAGTACACTACGAACTTACACAAGAGCAATTCTTTAGTATACAGCAAAGACAAGGCTTTGAATGGTCAGATGTAATTAATCCAAATCCATCAACTTTTGAGGATCTTGGCGGAGCAGCTGTTATTGTTCTTAATAAAGGTCAGACAACAGTTAATAATAAATATGAAGGCTTCTATGTAGGTCTTGCTGATAATACAAACTTAAACGAAGCGACAAACTTTGATGCTATTCTTACTGCTGAGACAGTAGGTGCTAGCGCTACTTCAACGAGTTCATACTTACGTTTACCGGAAGGTCGACTTAATTTTGCATTATCAGCACTAAATGACGCTCAGACAAATACATTTGGTCAAGAATCAGATAGTATTGCTGAAATCATGGAAAATCTTACTGATTACGATATTGCAAAGCCAGGATTTGACGATACATTATCTGTCGGTTTATTCAAACTTAGACAATCAGTATTTGCTTCTGATGTTATTAAGTTAGATTATGTTCTATCAGAGAGTTATGTTGGTTCTTTCGATTACCATCGTCAACAGCAATCACAAACTGGTGGAGCAGCTCAGAGCTTCTTCTTAGGATTTAAAGAAGATCAATCTCCGAATGTGCAAGTGCTCATTAACGATAATCTCTCACATAGAAATGGCGATACATGGCTAGGTCTTGATGGATTACCTGTTAATAAAGTTAGATTAGCTTCAACTAAGTTCAGTACAGCTCCTCTCGCAGAAGCAAATTGGCCTATACTTTCATCTGGCTATGTAGCTACTGGTTATGAAACCGCTGCGCCTTTTATTTCAGCAGCTCTTATTGATACAGCAGAAACGCTAGGCGTTGCAGATAGCTTATTCACAGTAGGTGCATATACTAATGCAAATCTACAGTCAACTCAGAAGGATCTTGGTTCTATTCCGCAAAAGCTTGATAGATTACTTGATACTGTTGAAAATCCAGATATCTTTGATATCGATATTACAATTGAAGCTGGTTTAGGTACAATTAATGCTGGTAGAGAAGCTAACGGTGATGGTAAGTACTATGATGATCTAACTAATGTACCAATGTCTGGTTTTGCTAAATCTGATATTACATTGATCGATCAAGATGCTCAAACTTATAGAGATAACTGGAAGACAATCTACAATAGATTTAACGACTTCGCAGAGAAGAAGAGAAAAGATCACTTGTTTATTGCTGACCTTCCTAGACCGATCTTCTTAGAGGGTGCAAACTTCAAGACATTACAAGATCCTAATAAGAACTTCTCGTTAAATATCAATAAGCCTATCCAAGCATTCACGTCTATCTTGAATTCTAGCTACTCAACAACGTATGCTGCTTGGACTAAAGTTTATGATGCGGTGTTAGATGATCAGACATGGGTACCATTCTCTGGTACTGCTGCTGAGATAATGGCTAATACTGATAGTAACTTCCAACCTTGGTTCGCACCAGCTGGTTTCACACGAGGAAGAGTAGGTAGTGTTAATGACATATGCCTCTACCCGAAACAGAAGCAAAGAGATCAGTTATATAAGATTTCTGTTAACCCTGTTGCGTTCTTCCCAGGAGAAGGTTTTGTTACCTTCGGTCAGAAGACATTGCAATCAGCGCCAACTGCGTTTGATAGAATTAATGTTCGTCGTCTGTTCTTAAACTTAGAGAAGTCAACACGTACAACTATGAAGTATTTCATATTTGAACCTAACACGCTCCTTACGAGAACTCGTATCATTAACACACTAACTCCTATCTTTGAGAATGCAAAGAATACGGAAGGTGTTTATGATTACTTGATCGTTTGCGATGAGAGAAATAATACCCCAGATATCATTGATCAAAATGAGCTTGTGGTTGACATCTATCTGAAGCCAGTAAGAGCTGCTGAGTTCATTCTTGTTAATTTCTACGCAACAAGAACCGGTACAGATTTTAACGAAATCATCGGATAATATTAACCCTTAACAAATTAAGCCGGTCTGAAAAGACCGGCTTTTTTTAGATTAATTGCCAGCTATTTTTGTTCTTATCTTTAACATGTTTCTGCTTTTGGTTAGTGATACGTGACATTTTAGGTCCGTTGATACCGTAACATTCATTCCACTTAAATCTATATAACGATTTTATCTCGCCAGTATCAATACATTTCATTGTAACAGTACCTTTACAGTTACCGTTATTTGACCCTCCCTGATCTCTTTCCAATCCAATCAACCTACCTTCTCTGTATACTTCCTTCATTCGTTTCGAATGGTTAGGTCTTTTTCTACCTTGTAATTTTGAATGCGGTACGTTTAAGGTTCCGTTTTTTTTCTTTGTTTCAATCATCTTCTTAGCTATTTCGGGGGATCGTTTGACCCCACGTCGAGTATTAGCAGATTTTTTTATAGATTCAGCTGTACAGATGACACCTGTCTGCCCATACTTTGAGAGTTTCGTTTGGTTGGCTTTTTTAACAGCGCGACGCTGTTGCTCTGTATTCATCTCATTATATGATGGTGGTCTATCTGCGACGGGAGAGCTATTGATGCACAATTCTTCATGAAAGGCTTTATCTAGGTGCGTCTGCTCAATACATGACAGTGCTGTGATATCATTAATCCTCTCTATAACTGTAAATTGCAGCTGGTCAGCTCTTTTATTGAAGATAAACTGTAGTTGTCTGTTATGGTGATTGTTATACTTTAAGTTAGATAGGTGAGTTGTAAATCTGTGTTTAAAGTTTTTAGCTGAGCCAATATAGAACTTTCCAGTTGATATATCTGTTATCTTATAAATTCCTGGTAATTCTAGGTATGCTTCTTGTATCATGTTTTGCATATAATTATTTATTCTAAAAGTCTCGGATTGTTTGTTATATTTTGTTAATTTATTCATATAAATTTTAAGGTGTTTGAATAAATATTATTATAATGAATACTATGAACACAAACCAGGAGGTACCAAATGGCTGATGTCAAGCAAACGATACAGGATTTTTATACCCAGGCTCAAGCAAAAGACTTCGCGAGAAATAATCTGTTTAGAGTGTTAAACATTGACTTTGGAGATGGCAGTGATGTATCTATCGGTGAAGAAGATTTAGTTTATGTAACAACAGCGACTCTACCTGGTAAAACTATTCAAGATGTTACAATTCCTTACATGGGACTAGACTTTCATGTACCTGGCACCGTTAAATATAATGGTTCAGAGGGATATTCGCTAACTTTTAGAGCTGATGAATCATATAATCTATATGATAAATTCCAGCAAGTAATTAATGATACATTTAACGATGAGGATTCAACAGGTAACTACTTCACTCCAAAAGCTAGCTCTGTTATTGACTTAGTACAGTTAGATAAAGAATTGAATAGAGTTTCTCAATACCAGTTAGTTGGTTGTAGTATCAGAAGCGTCGGTGATTTATCGTATGATGTTACAGCAACTGGTGAAGTGCAGACGTTTACAGTAACTGTTGCTTACCACTATTACAGAAAAACAGCATAAATTTAATTAATTTACTAAAAGGCCGTATCGTTTGATACGGCTTTTTTTTGCTTAAATATTATATATGGGTATATTAAACGCAGCAAATAATGCATTACAGGGAGTTTCAAACCTTACGCAAGGTGCGTTAGGCGGTACATTAGCGCAACCAAATGTAAATCTTTTTGGTACAAATATACCCGGGGTGCCGTTAGTAAGCTTTAGAAATAATTTTATTAGATCTATGGAGACGTGGGTCGGGGCTTTACCACTAAGAACGCAGTGGGTTGTATTGTTCGATTCCTTTCCTGTAGGTTTGAATACAGATATTTTACAGGCTTTAGAACCAGTTCAAGGTGATAAGAAAGGATTTGATATAGATAGAGCTAAAGCCTTCTTAACGTCTTACCCTGCGCAGGGCATTGTTGGCTGTATATTCGCTCAAGGCGCGGATATACCTGATGATACCATACAGTCACCGGTAGCGTCAATTACAAACAATAGAGGATTTATACCTGGAAGAATATCTGGCAATAGATCTGAATTTAGCCCGTTGACATTACAGTTTAGAGAGACTAACTCTTCTTTTATTGATTCCGTTATTAGACCGTGGGTTATATTAGGAGGACACGCCGGGATGGTAGCTAGGGATACAAATAATAAACCCGAACTTAGCCCTAAATCAAATATTACTGTAGTACAGTATACGAGATCATATCAAGGTGTATCTCAAATACCTCGTAAGGTGTGGAATTTCTACAACTGTGTACCATTTAGTGTTGG